ATGGATTGATGCACGTTTTTGCAATGTATAAATCGTGCGATGTGCCGCTTGAAGAGTTATTGAAACTATTTAGAATGTTAGTGCAAGGTGATGACAATTTGTTGTCCCACTCACGAACATTGTTACCAGACTGGGGCATTTTGCTCCGCCTTGGTTTCAAATGTGATAACATTTACAGGGAGTCAATACTCAAGTGTCAATTTTGTTCAAACATTATTTATCCTGTGAAAAACAAGTTGGTTTTTGGACCTAAACCAGGTCGTGTTTTAGCTAAAATTCTTTGTTTCACTAACCCACCTTTGAAATTGAATCCCTTCGGTATAGCCAGAGGGGTTGCACTTGGCTTAGCTGAAGTTTCAACATATATTGAACCAATAAAATATATGTGTGATAGAATAATTCAATTAACAGTAGGCATGGAAGCAATCAAAGTTAATACTTATGAATGGCAAATGACTTATGGTGTTTGTTTACCTACAGCAGAGACACAGTTGCAATTGATAAATTATTATCATATGGACTCACGTAGTCTGAAATTTGTTTTCCAGCGTGTCTCTAATTTACACTTAGGATCAGTTATAGATGAAGGAATGATCCAGGTCCTACTTGATAAAGACACGATAGGACCACAATGTATTTATAATACATTGTAAGTGTTATTGGACTTTTTCCAGCAGTCGTAAAAGAACTGGGTATTACGGGCGGAGTCACCCTGTTACATGACCTCGCTTATGGCTAGCGGTTATTTAAGCCTAAGTTGCCCATAACTGGACTGGAAGTCTTGTTGAAGGTATATCATAATGTCCTTGATATATTCGGAGAGTCTTCTCAGTTTTATGGGAGTAGTTGTAGTAATCGAACAGGCTGGACCTGGGTCCTGATGAATTACCACCTTTGTTTTGAGTCTAATTTTAGTGGACATGGGCCACATTTAGGATACTTGAATTTAGAACACCACTAAAAAGAGTACGCAACGCCTAACTTTGAATCCCAAAACAATTGATGCACTAATATCTACCAGGAGAACAAGGCTGTCAGCAAGTAAATCTACCTATGTTAACTTAATATGTCTTCTTTTAATTTTAATAATAATAATAATAATAATATAAATAATGATAAAAATTTTATCTCAGCCTCAACTAGCACAAAATTTACCTTTTCATCACCGTCACAAGCAGAAGCTTACTGCTATTTGCTTCGCGATAATTATAGCCATTGTAGTTTTTATAGTGATGGAAGTGTTGTCACGGCAACACCGGTGAATGTGCCTTCAGCGCGATTAGTTGGAATAGAACTCAACCCTGGGCCTGGTTTCCATGATGTAAATCTTGACCGCCCTGGGTTCAGTAACGCTGTGGGCAGAGCGGTTGAAAATGCTTCAAATGATGTAGTTGAAGTGGCTGAAGCTCTTGTTCGTGATAGACATCTATCTATAAATGATACTAAACAAATTAGACGGCGCAAAAATGATGCTGTTAATGAAGCGAACAAAGTCAAACAACGCCGCCAGCGATTGGTTGGAATTGAAACCAACCCTGGGCCAACTCCTTACCCTAGACCAACCCCTATACCCATCGATTCTTACCTTGACCAAGTTCATAATTTGGCTAATCCAAATCGTAGACCAATAGTACCAACTACCGGTCCAAGACTCCCCCCTCCTCCCTCACTTGCGATTCCTCACCGTGTGACAACACCAGCGACTATAGCAGCTTTAAAAGCAGCTACTGCCGCTAGGATGGCAACTGAGAGATTAGTCGGAGTCGAAACCAACCCTGGACCAACATTAAGG